GTTGCAAAAGTATTCGAGCTTGTCGACCTAAAAATTGTTCCATTTGTAGCTACAATCAAACGCTCTGTTGTTGGGCTATCAAAATAGTGCATCCCTTGTATGCTTGATCCGCCAGATACATTGGTTGACATGGACTCAATGCCAAGGCGGGATTCAAGGTTTCCGCTTGGGCTGATGGTCATGTTGACAATCTCGCTGGCTTGATTGTCAGAAATAAGGTTTGGATTGATCCCAGAAACCTGCCCACCCTCAAAACTTTGCGATCCTGCTATGGCAAGCAGGTCGTCCAAATTATCAGAATAATAAGGCACGATTTTATGCCTCCGTTAAGCTGAGAACATTTCTTCTATTGTAAGTTCGCCAAGGCTCTGTGGTGTGATCTGCTTAATCCCGCCAACCTGGCTCAACTCGTAGTTAGCCATAGCTGCAAGATCAGAATTTGCACCCTGCGTAATAGCCTGTGCCTTGGCATACTGCCGTTCACGCTCTAGTGCGTCTGCGTGAGTCAAAGCAAGAACCAAATGATGAACGTGAGGCAAGCGAAGTTCGTCACCAAGAGCGTCTGTGGAAGGAGGAAAGTCAACGATGTAGTTTGAGCGTGTAATACATTTCAGCTTCTCAACTACGCGCAATGGAATTGTTCCAGATGTAGCAAGCCTTGGGTAAAGGTTAAGCTGTGCAATTCCACTGCTGTTGCGACCTGTAAAATGATATGTATCTGGATCGCCAGTGCGGTCATCAGATAACAAGCCTGGGTCTTGGCTGATAATGGTGGCTAGGTCAATAGGATCAACCTCGGCATCATTATAAGCCACGGAAAGAGGAGTTTCTACATTCGTGCCAAGAGTGATCTGCCTGTTTGTTCCAACCGAATAGGTGGAGTTGGTTACAGTCTCACGCCAAGGCGCGAAGTCCCACACACGCCGATAGGCCAAACTCGCAGCCTTCTGCAAAAATGTAAGCGTATCCGAGTCGGTCTTACCAACCTTCTCGCCTGCGTATTGGGCGATTTCAGTTAGGGTCATTGATTACTCTTGGTCTGGAGGAAGCGGAGTGTTGCCTTCGGAAAGCCATTTTAGGTAGGATTGGTAATCGATGTTGGCTGGGTCGAATGGAATACAAGCCCCATCTGCAACCCTAAGAATTGTTTTACTGTTATTAAATATTTTATACATAATTACTATAATTCAGCGGAGGCATACCAATTACCAATAATTATAAGTTGCGCCCCAGTAGTAATTGCACCGCCGCTTAAATTATTGATCGCAAACATAGAATCAGTAGCAATTCCAACATTTCCAGAATTTGCACCAAAATCAGTTCCATTATCATTACTTAATCTGGTTGTATTTGAAGGTGTTGTATATGGATATGTTGTTACTGTTGCAGATGTTCTTTTTGTTACTGCAAATTTTGCATTATAATAATATACTCCATTTGCTATAGATGTACTTGGAATATTTGCTATAAGCGTATTTTGTCCAGAAGCAGAAATCGCAAACGATTGTCCTACACTTTTCTCAAAATACCTCTGACACAAGGTCAACTCTGTCCCAATCGGCCTGCGCTCAAACTCGGTTGCGGTTGAGCCTGCTTCGAGTTGGACATTATCAATCGTCCAAGTTCCGCTGGTTTGCGCTCCAACTGTGAATACAATTTCAATTCCAGTAGTAGCGGCTGATGGAACTGAGATTTGTGCTCTATAGGTTGTCAGCGTGGATGTAACTGTAAATGTTCCAGTAGCAATCTGTGTGCGGGTGGGGCTGGCTAGTGTGCCAAACGCATCGGCAGTTGTTGCGTAAAACGCAGTCCAGGTAACTGTGGTCAGCAAGCTATTGGCAAGCTGGACAGATAAAGTGGCTGTTGAGCCAGCAAGATCAGTTGTATTGGTAGCCTCAAGCCTAGTTCCGAAACCAATTGCTGTAACAGATGCCGCGCCAGTAAACCTATAAGCAAACTCATTTGGAGCAGTTCCAGCAACCCGCTGACCAGTTACATTAGCACCAGTGCAATAACCATAGAAACGATCTACTGAGTAAGCCAAGGCAGCAGCGGCTGTAAATGTCTGACTCGCCCCAGCATTCCTCTGGTCAATCCGCATATCACCATTGATGATGCGGTTGCGGAAGCCTACTGGTGCAGTTACTGTTGATGCCGCTGTTATCCTGCCTTTAGCGTCAACCGTAATTCTAGGAATGTCGCTAGTTGTTCCGTAGCTTGATGCGGTAACACCGCTTGTTCCAAGCGTTCCTGTTCCCTGGCTAATCGTGAAGTCACCAGCAAGGGTTGTGGAAAGGTTGGTGATAGTTCCAGTTGTGCTGTTAAGCGTGGCAATAGTTCCAGACGTAAAGATGCCAGCCGTTCCAGTAGTCGTTCCAGCCGTCAGCGTGGGAATCGTGCCAAGCGTAATGTTGGCCGTGCTGGATGTGAAATTGGCAATCGTACCGTTGGTGCTAGTCAAGGCAAGATTTGATGTAGGAACAGCATCTGCCACCAATGCATTAAGCTTGGCAGCCGTTACATCATTTGTAACGCCATCCGAGAAAGATGTTCCTGCTGTGAAATTTGCCATTGTATTGTCTCCTAGCTGTTAAAGCGATTTTTAAGTACATCCCAGGCCATTGAGCATATTAGACCAACAACACCCGCAATAGCCAGAGCCTTCGTCCGAAGATGTTCCAGAGAAGAGATTCTATTTACCACATCTGCGTAGTTTGACAAGCTGGTTTCAACCATTTTATACAGAGAGAGTTGCCTCTCTTCCATCCTTGCAAGCCTCTCCCGCAAGTCGCCAATTTGATCGTCGGTTCCCATAATAAGCTTTATTTTGTCTTGCCAGCGTCTTCGGCTGCACCCATGTCTCCATAGGCTGGTAGGGCATTGTTATCATGCTTGCGTGGAGAGCATGAGGACAAAAGAACGCAAATTAAGATTGAGCTAATAAATCGCATATTTTGTGTTTAGATACGCCTCTACCTGCTGGCGTTCGCCTGTTGTAAGGACTCGGTTGTAAATTACTACTTCTGCTATATTTGAAGATTCACCGCCCCCAATAAACATATTTGCTCCACCAGAGAAGTCACCAACAGAACCAGTTCCAGCAGATGAACCGTTTAGATATAAAGAAGCAGATGCTCCGTTAAATGTTGTTTCCAATATGTAGTTTGTGTTATTGTTTGCATTTATGTTTGAGGATATTGAAAGTGTACCGCCATCCCCGTCATTTTGTAACGTAAAAGCATTTGTAGTTCCAGTTCCTCTATTAAAATAAAATGAATCCTCGTGAAAGAATAAAATGCTTGTAGAATTAGAAGATGGAAACCTAGCGACTATAATAATTGTCCCAACATAAGAAGATGATGTCCATATACCACTTCCATTTACTATGCTTGTATTTGAATAAAAATTAATAAAGGATTTTCCACCAATAGTTACATAATATGGCAAAGTCTCTGTATTTTGTGAAAAGTTTTTGCTGTTACCACTTTGATCTGCCCAAACAGTTGCCAGAACATTACCAGTGTTTGTTAATGATACTGAACTTGATGGAACTGGTGAATCTCCTTGCCCTTCGATAACCTCAATAGAATAAACTGATGAAGTTGAAATAAATAATGTATATGTACTTACGCCAGCCGTTGCATCATAAAGGTAGAACTCTTCGCCTTCATTGTTTTCTATATAATTTCCACCTTGGCCAGTAAAAGCTGTGGCTCCACCAGACGCTCTGGTATATGTCCCATCTGAAGTCGTGGTTCCAGAGCCAGTAAGGATAATTTGACTTACGAATGTTTCGTTCTGTGTTGTTACGCCAGCATCAGCTTTGAGCCAAAGCGATAGGCCAGATAAGCTGGCTGGCGAAAATGGGGCAGCACCTCCACTCCTAATTTTTCTTGAGTTCTGAATCCCAAGTCCTAAGGATAATCTTGGCATAAAATCAAAATGTAATCACAAGCCAAGGACTTGAACCATTGGCTTTATGATTACTTGAATCATTACCCAGCTATGTAGCCAATCACAGTGCCAGTTCCGGCCGTGTAGCTGTTAAACTCACCGTAAATGATATTGCCAGAACCAATCGTAACGCCAGTCAGAGTTCCGTCATATCTTCCGCTGATTGCGCTAAACGTAGTGTCTGTGAGCATTTGAATTGCCCAATAGCCAGGAGCAGCCGTTCCTGTACTCCCAACTGAAAATCCATATTGACCTTGAAATTTATCTAATGCTCTTGACATTTTATTACTCCTTAATCCTTACGATTGTAAATTGCCATTGCCCCGCCAGTAAGTGCAACCTGGTCTATATCGCCATAAACAGTAACACCAGCATTAAATGTTGCCGTGCTTGTAGCTCCACTTATTACAAGTGTTGCCGTGGAAAGCGTAAGAGCAGTTACCGCATCGTAGCTTCCAGTATTAGTGGAAGCTGACGATGCAATAATTGTCCCAGCATTACCAAGCGTAAGGCGGGATAGTAAACGCATTAAGCGTGTAGGGCAATCCTGTAGGACGTGCCGTTAAGCGTTACGTTCAAGGAAGCAGGAGAGGTGGCAACGGTATTTACCGTTCCACCGCTGGAGCTTGCCGTGAACTCAATTACGTTTGTGAAGCCTTGAGTGTCAAAGCGGATAGCTTTGTTCTTGGCCTTACGCGTGCTTCTTGCAAATTCATTCGCCATATTTTTTTCTCCTTAAAGCCGCACGTTTGATGCTATCTGGCGTGAACTGGCTTTTGAATCTACTGCCAAGCTTTTGTTCTTGGCGGTAGTACCCCTTCATTAAGTTTGTTTGATTTACCCCAAGCGGATTGTCGAGGGGTTCGCCAACCCCCACTAGGGATAATCTTTGTGGGACGGTGAATCGCTTAAGGTAACGAGGGACAGAGTCCCTTTCGGCAACAGCCTTCTCCAGTTCGACAACTTTTCCATTTCTGGTGTCCTCGTACTGGTAAACAGGCATATTAGCTATAGTTCTTCTTATCCGATTCCTCGGCCAACTTCATCATCTTTTCCTCTTCGGACATTGAGTTTTCACCTTCGGCCATGTCTTCCGACTTGTCCTTGGATTCACTCTCGCTCATGGCGTGTTCCACATTAACGTGGGCAATGCCATTTTCGATCATGTCAATTGTTCCAGAGAGTTCTACAGAATCACCCACTTCTGGGGACACATCTTCAGTCCCATCGTTCATTTCGAACTTGGAAACTGGGAGCATCACCATTCCAGCTTTCGCCATTTTTTTCATAGGTTTTTCAGATGAGGAAGTGGCTGGGGAGGTTTTATCCTCCCCAGCTTTCCGAGGTCCCATACCAATAACTAGCATGGTTCCCATTTAATTATTAGCTGTAGTTGGACTTCGCAACGATGACTCGGAAGAACCGAGGATCGAGTTGCTTGGCCGCATAGAACGTCTTGAATGACGCTACGATGCGCTGTCCATAAGGATCGCTCTTGTCTGCCGCATCGAGGATCGTGACCTTCGGAGCGAAGGGCGAGCCAGAGGCTGCGATAGAGGACAAGCTAGGAACGCCGAACGCGCCACCACCGAGGAGGACGTTAGCATAACCAGTGTTAGCACCAGTTGTTCCTACGCTGTTTTCAGCGATACCAGAGGCAGAGGTATTGAAGGTTTGTACGTTGGTCGAAGAGATGACCGATACGCCAAACAACTTGCCAATCTCACCTTTGAAGATTGCTTCGGGGTTCGAGTAGCTCGAAACCTTCAACCAATCATCGTCCTGCTGTAGATCGCGGATAACGGCAGGATGCGCGACGAG